TCACCGCCGCGCCGGATCGATCAGCGCATACGGAATGGTTGTCCGGCTCCACTTGTCGCCATGGTAGCGTTTCGCCTGATCGACGGCGGACGCGATGAAGCTGTCCCACTGCCCCGGCGGGATCGTCTGGCAGCCCTCGCTTGAGGTGGTGCCGTGCCCGCCGCGATGGATGTTGATGCCGAACATCCCGGTGTCGGCGTAATCGCCGGCCGCGCCGTCGCGGGTGACGGTTACCGGCCCGGCGCGCTGGCAAAGCGCCTGATACTGGCCCTTGTGCTTGTCGAAGCGGTGCACCCGCCACAGGCCCGGCTTCAGCGTCGCCATGCCCTTCGCTGCGCCCGTACCGCTGCCCGCACGGGTGCGGCTCGGATCGGTGTTGCCGTTATAGGCGGCGAACAGGGATGGCGAGACCAGGAACAGGGCATCGTCGTACAGGCCGCGGTCGTTGCGCCCCGGCGCGCCCATCGTGTCGGCATAATAGCCGCGCACCCCGACAACGAACACCGGATCGCTTGCCGGCGTCAGGCCCAGCGGCGCGACCATGGCGAGCAGTTCGGAAAGCGAGAGCCGCGGGCGGCTTGGCGGTAACATCATGGCAATCCCCTTTGTCAGCCGAGCCGCCGAAGCAGCTCCCGTTCCTCCGGCTTCACCCCTTCGCCCAACGTGCTTCGGTAGGCGGCGCGCAGGCTGGTGCGGATGCCGACGCGGCAACACAGGTCCGAGCAGGCGTCCGCCAAATCCTCGGCTGCCAAGCGGAGCGCCTTTGGCCCCTCCACCGAATATTCGGCCTTCACGGCGCGGTCTTTTCGGTGAGGTGGCGAACCGCTTCCGTTAGCGAGGTGAAGGCGACGATCTGCGCCTTGTCGGTTTCCACCCGCTCGCGCCGCTCCTCGCGGTCCAGTTCCTCGCGCTTCCCCCGCTCCGCGCGGTCGGCATTGTCCCGATCGAGCAGCACCTTGAGAAGAAAGCCCGCCAGCCCGAGCTGCGCAAGCACGCCGCCGAACGCAGCTATATCGACCTCAGCCATAACCCACCCCCATGTTCGGCCGCCGACGCCGCGCGTCCTCCCGGCACCTCAAAAAATAGCGTGCCTGTCCGGAGCGAAGCGGCGTCATCGCGCTCATGCCCCGGCCTCGCCGCCCGCTTGCTGCGCGGCGATCGCATCGGCGGGCCAGAGCGGCACCGGGCCGTCCTCGCCGCCTGTTCCGAACCATGCCTGGAAATCGGCAACGGGCTCGGCAAAGGTGCGCCACCGCGACAGCGGGAAACAATAACGAATGATCCCGCCCTCGACGGCGAGCACGAACCGGCGGCTCCGGCCGTCGCTGTAGGTTTTACCAGGCTCGAAAATCATCGGCCGCCCCTCACAACGAACCGCTGGAGACGATCTGCCAGCCTGCCAGACGGTACCGGAACCGCGCCCACGTGTTCTGCGCCAGCGCCTTGGTGCCGCTCGTGGCGGCGATGTTGAGAAGAAAGGCGCCGCCCCCGGTGCGTGTGAAATGGAATTCCTGCCCGAGGCGCGGCGCGGCGGGGTAGAAGCCCTGGGCAGTGCCGGCGGTGCCGAGCGTAATGGTCCGGTCGGCCGTCAGCTCGGCATTGGCCAACTGGTGCATGGCCGCGCCGCCCGGCTCGATCGTCTTGCTTTCGTCGCCGATCGTGTCCGTCCACAGCACGTTGCCCGATCGGTCTATGGTGGCGGGGTAAAGAATGCGGGCGTTGTTGGCGTCGATCAGCTCCCACGCATCTTCGGCATGGCCGAGATTGGCGCGGCCGACGATGACGTTGCCGCCGCCGGGCACGTTGACCTGGCCGGTGCCACTTTCGCGGAACACCGTTCGTCCGCTGAACCGCCCGTACAGGGTAAGCGTCCCGCCGCGCGACTGGATGGTGCAATTGTGGAACCGGGTTTCATCGGTGGAGCCGTTGGACGAGATGCTGCCCGGCAGCCCGAGATAATCGAACAGGCAATCGTCGAAGCGGACGTAGCCGCCGACGCTTTCCAGGAAGAGGTTGTTGACCTGGTACACCGTTCCCATGGGGCTGTGCGCCGGATCGTTGGTGAACCTGACGCCGGCGAACGCCGCCGCATCGAACGGGCTCGCCGGCAGTCCGCTCCAGGCGAACACAACCGTTCCCACGATCTTGCCCCCATTGATGCGGAAGCCGGGCCGGTTGAACCAGGCCGCATAATTGGTGGTGCCGATCAGCGTACAATAGTTGAGCTGCGTATCGTTTACGTCGGTGCCGCTGTCGGCAATAAAGTTAGGGCCGCGGTTCCCGACGAATTCGCAAACGTTGTAAACGGCGCCGCGCACCGCCTTGCCGCCCTCGGCCTCCTGATCGACGCCGGCGCCGGGGTTGGATGCGACAGGGCCGGGCGTGCCGTCCTCGTTGGTGCCCGAGCCGTTAAATTTGCAGCTGTTGAAAACGGGGCCCTTGCCGCCCACCAGCGAGGTGTTGTTGCGGCCGTTATGAAGAAACGAGCAGTTATTGAAGATCGCTTGCTCGATCGTCGCCGCATCGTCCAAAGCGGGTCCGTCATAGTGCAGGCCGTCAAGGCCGCAGCGAACGACATTGAGGTTTTCGCACAATACGCCGCCGGGGCAATTCTGGATGTTGAGCCCGGTGAACGGGATCTGGATGCCGGTATCGCCGAAGGGGCCGCCGATGATCAGGTTCTGGATATTGCCGTCGATGTCGAGATTTTCGACGGTGATCTTCCCGGTGCAGTTTTCGAGGTGCACGAAGGCGTGAAGCGGCGTCGCCAGGCCGGGGCCGTCAATGTCGTTCTTCGGCGAACCGTCGTTGTTGAACACGCCGTAACGCTGGCCGGGCGCCGTTTTGAGCTGCGCGCCGTTGCCGCGCACCACCACGGCCTTGGTGCAGCCCACCAGCTTGAGCCCGTAGGCGGCTTCGTTGGCAACCGCCTGGGCGGAAAGCCAGTTGTAAAGAACGCCCACTGGTGAAGCGCGAAACGTCTGATCGCCGAGCAGATATTCCTTGCCGGGCGTGAAATCGACAACGCCGCCGCCCGCTTCGTTGATCGCGGCGGACAGGGCAGCGAAGCCGGCCATGTTCCCGGCGGGCGTGTTTTCCGTGCAATAATCGTCGACCTGGAAGCCGATGGTGTTGCCGCCGCCCACCGGCCCCTTGTCGCCCTGATCGCCTTTATCGCCCTTGAAGTCCGCCTGTGCGAACAACGCCAGCGCGCCAAGCGCGTTGAAGCCGAGCAGCTTCGATTTGCGCAACGCCGCCGGCGGCAGAACGGGAAGCGTGTCGCCCGGCGGGGCAAGGAACATGCGGCTGAAGAACCCCCGCATTTCCTGAAGCACCATCGCAAGCCGATCGTGCTGCTTTTCCTGCGCCTCCGCCGGTGCCCCCGTGCCGGACAAAAACCGCACGTCCTGCTTGATCTGGGTTTCGCGGTCCGCCCGCCAGCCGGTGAAGCCGCTTTGCTTGGCCAGCGGCACGTGCAGCGTCGCCGAACCTGTCCGGCTGTTGCCGGTCAGCGTGTAATCGTCGCCAAGCACCTTCGCCGCTGTGGCGCCCGCCGCGGTGACGAACGCGATGCGCAGGTCGGCGGCGTCCAGGAAGTGAAGACCGGACAAGGGAAAACCGGTGGAGACGCCGTTGAAGGCCCCCGCCGCGCCGATCGTTCCGGTAGTGACGACCATGAAAAAACCCCCGCTGCGCGCGGCATGGCCGGGCGCGAACAGGGGTATGTGGCGCGAAGCTTAGCCTAAGCCGGGCTTGCCGCCAACCTCATTCTTGCGGCGGCTCGGCAAAGGCGGTTCCGAGCTCCGGCGCCCGCTCCGGCGTCCATTCGCCGGGGCGCCAGTACAGCCCCTGTCCCGCCTCGTCCGCCTTGCTTTCCATCCGCTCCCAGCTCGAGGCATAATCCTCGTCGCTCCATTGGCGAAGTTCGTCAATGAACAGCCGTTCGTAGGCAAGCCGCCCGTACCAGAGCGAAGACCCTACCGGCGTGTAGCGCTTGGCATAGGCCGCTTCTTCCATGTTGCCGGAGGCGAGCCGCGCCGTGTCCGCCGCCATGCCGACGCCCGGCCCAAGAATCGCTTCCTGCAGGCTTCCGCTCCGCTCGCTGGTGCCCGCCGCGGCGAAGTCGCCGAAGATCCCGAAGCCGCCGCCCTGGAGAAGTGCGCGAAACCAAAACTCACCTTTCGGTTCACCGTCTTCATCCACGATCGGCAGCGGGTCGCGTCCCTTGGCGACTTCCTTTAGCTGCATCGCCAGCGCTCCAAGCAGGGTGGTGGTGATCACAAGCCCAGCGCCATAAGCGGCCCGACCGCCGCCGCGCAGCTCCATCATCCTGCCCCCATGATTGAGCAGCACCGACACGCCGAAGCCCTTGAACAGGAACATGTTGCGGCTGACTTCGCCCCAGAAGGTCCCCGGTTCATCCTTGGTCGTAAGAGCCCGGCCGCGTACGCTTGCGGTCGGCACCGCATATTCGGTCTCGGTCAGCACCATCGCGTGAAGCTTATCGGCGAGCCGGGCATCCGCCACGTCCTCCGGCCGCAGAAAGGCCGCGCCTTCGTGCTGGTAGGGCTCCGAGGCGCGAATGGTGTCCCACCCCTCCGCGTCAATCCCATAGCGCTCCAGCGCGCCCCTGAGACCCCTATCGAGCCCGTCAAAGCCCTTGCCGCGCTCGTCGGCGAGCTTTCCCAGCATTTCCATGCCGAACGCCCAGCGGCCCGCCTGCGTCCATGCTGACAGCCCCGAGGAACGCAACACGAAGTCGGCAAGCCGCCGCGACCGTTCGTGGCCGATGCTTTCGCCCAGGTAGCGCTGCTGGCCTGCGCCGAGCTTCGCCGCTTCCTCGGCAATCAGGCCAAGCCGCACCGCCACCTGCCGGTCCGCGGCGTTGGCCGGATTGAGCAGCTTCACATAGCCGGTCACCGCGCCGGTGAGGGGCAAACCGTTGAAAGCGCGTGTAACCGCCTGGAAGCCGACGTCGGTAACTGCCGAAAGCGTAGCGCTCCCAAGCATCTGCGCGACGTTAAGCGAGCGCACCGTTCCGAACCGACGCGCCCATTTGCTGGAAACCGGCGCGTTGAGCGTTCCGGAGGTCACTTCAAAGAGCTGCTGCAAAAACCTTGAGCTGATCTTCGCAGTGTCGATGCCCTTGCCGTCGCCCTCATACGCCGCTTTCAGCAAGCTTTGCTGAAGCCATTTCACCGTCGCGGCCGGGTGCGGGCCAAGCAGCTCCATATGGGCGATGTCGCGCGCCATGCTTTCGATGTGGCCGATCATCGCGTCGAACGCGTTGGAGCCGCCGAACCGGTCCTGATATTCCATCCAGGCGGCGGCATCGCGGAAGTGGAGGAAACGGTGGTCGGCGCGCTGGTTGGCGAGCTTCTTGCCACCACCGCCCGCCCCGCTCGCCTCGCGCTTCGACCAGCCTTCGGTGCGGATCGTGTCGAACACCTCCCGCAGCACGTCGTCCAGCGCGTCGGCGGCGAACGGCGCCCCGGTGGCATTGTCGATCATCCGCTCGCGGGCAAGCAGGGGAAGAATGGTCTCGCGCCATGCCTCGAACCCGGCTTCCCGAAGCTTGAGCGGATCGTGGCTTTGCGGCAGTCCCCACCCTTCAAGCTTGCCGATCGACCCGCCCGCCGCGTTGAAGCGCTGGCGCAGATAATCGGCGGTGCGGGTAAAGGCGTCGGCCATTTCGCGCGCCGACACATTGCCGGTGGCTTCGCCGAACAGCTCGCGCACGATGTCGTTCAGCCCCGATTTGTCGCGCACCTCACCCACCAGGTTGCGGCTGTGGCGGGCAAGAATGCCGTCCATCATCGCATGGGCGCGGCCCACCACTGTTTTGCGCAACGCTTCGACGTTGAGGTACGGAGCCCTGCCGTCATGATCGAACAGCGCCATTGCCGCCTTTGCGCGGCTCTCGCCCTTATAGCTTGCAAGGTCCGCGTCCCGGTCGCGCCGCGCCTTCGCCGCCAGCAATTCCTGCCGCTTCCCCTGCCGCGCCGCATAAGCGAGTTCGTTGAGCGCTGCCTCGCTTGCCTCCGCCGCCGCCGCAGCCGGCCCCATGTCGCGCGACAGACGCTTGAAGTGACGCTCATACGCCTCCTCCGCCGCTTTGCCCTGCTTCGGCGTCAGCTTGCCGGCTTCGACCAGCCCCGGAATGCAATTGATCAGGCTCATTCGGCTGCCTCCCGCACCGGCGGCGCCATGCACCCGCGCATTTCATCGACGGCGGCTAGATCGCCGTTCAGTTCGTCAAGCCGCTCAGTTAGCGTTACTTCACCCTCCTCATCCACAAAGGCCCATACGGGTAACCGCGCCGGCTCTGCCTCACCATGGCTGCGAGGGTCGTTAGCAGCATCGGAAGCCCTCCGCTGCTCAGGCTTGCGGTCAAGACGTGCTTCGAGCGCATCCAGCTCTGCGTGCCGAATTTGGCCAAGCAAGCTGCTAATGGGGATCGCGCGCTGCTCTGCAATCATCTGCCGGACCGACACCTCCTGCTCGGCCAGAAAGCCGCCAATATCGAAACCTGCCGGCGCGTTGTCGCGAATGCGTATTCTAATAAGTTCATCAACGCCGATCCGCTCGAACTCGGCTAGAAAGGGGAGGGTGCGATCGTCGACGGCCGCCTCTATCTGCATCCGCAAGTCATGCTCCAAACTGGCCACCAGCGCCTGCGCCGCCTCCCCGTCGGGATCGTCGAACCGGGCAAGCGTTGCCGCCGGTTGGAGATCGCGGAAGCGCGCCGCTTCAACCGCCTCGGCAACCGCATCCTCCGGCGCGGCGCCGCCGGCGCGGCGCATCAGCGCATCGTCCAGCGTTTCCGCGTCCAGCTCGGCGCCCATCTCAAGCGCCGTCTCCTGAAGCTCGGCAAGCGCTTCTTCCTCGCTTGGCGCCCGCGCGCGCGCCGCGGCGTCCAAGGCATCGGCGGCGTCGTCGGGGCGATAGACCTTCTCTCGCACCCCCCGCTCAACAAGTTCCAGCACGTCGTCGGCGCGGGGGCGCGGCGTGGTTTCCGGCGGTCCGAACCATCCCCGCCCCCACAGATATTCGCCCATCTCGTCCAGGCTCTTGGCGCCGGCCGCGCCGTCCTTCCGGATGATGGACCCTGTTCCAAGCTGGAACTTCGGCACGCCTCTGCCCGCCGCCAGATCGTGGCCTTCATTGTCGAGCAAGCCGCCGGCGTCGGCGATTTCGCGCAAGATGTCTGCGGGGCCGCTTCGCCGTGGCGCCCCCGCCGGGCGGTCGCGCACCGTCACCGCCGGCCGCGGCTCCGGCGGATCGTCCACCAGCTCGGCAAAGCCCTCCTCCGCGTCGCGCTCCCGCCACACGGCAAGCTGGGCGCGGGCATGCTCCTCCGGCGTTCCGAACAGCTCGGCGCGCAGGATAGGGAGGTCGAGATCGTCAAGCCAATCGGCCCGCGCGGCGAAGCTCACCGGCACCACGCCCCGGTCGATCTCCGGCAGATCGGGGAGCGGCGCATCGGGTGTGTCGGTCGCGCGCCCGTCAGGCACGCCCGCCGTTTCGCCGCGTGCACCCATCTTGCCGTCCGCCCAGGCAATAACATCGGCCGCCGTCTTGCCGCGCAGAAATCCGTTGGCCTTGATCGCCGCCGGCGTCATCAGCCGCTCGATCGGCGTGTCCGGCGCGGCGCGCAGGATCTTCAGCCCGCCTGCCTCGCCGGCGAAGTGGAGAAGGTATAGGCTTCCCGCCGTCTCCGGCTGCCCCGCGTCGCGCAAAGCCTTGGCGTTGTCGGCGAGCAGATCGTTCATCAGAACTTCCTGCAGGTCGCCGTCGAAGCGCTTCGCCCAAATGTCTGCGTTGCTCGCTTTGCCCTTACCGTAGCGCCGCTTGTAGTAGCTCAGCCACGTGTCCATCGTGAACTGGTACCGGCCGCTTGCCGAGCTGCCCGGATTTTTCGCCCGGTCGTTGCCGCCGCTTTCAACGCCGCGGATACGCGCCTTCAATTGTTCGCGCGCGGGCATTCGAAACTTCGCCGCGTCGGCGCTGTTGGCAAGCAGGGAAGAGCGGGTGACCTTTGGCGCGGGCGGGGGCGCTGCACGTGGAACAGCGGCTGCCGGCTGTTCCGTTGCCTTCCACAAGGCCGCTTCCAGCCTGGAATGATGTTCGTCGTCGCCGGCGACGCTGCTTAGAAAGGGCGACGCCTCCCGCACCTCCGCTTCCCGCTCCACCACGTGCCGCGCGGCCCGTTCGTCCGGCGTCCGCAAGTCGGGCGGCACCGCTGCGTCCAGCGCCCCGATTGCGTCCCGGTCGGCCGCGGTGCCGGCTTGCTTTCGCCGATCGCCAAGCCGCCCGGCGCCGATCTCCACTGCCTTCACGCCGCCGCCGATGACGCCGCCCGCCACCGCCGATGTCGCCGCGTCGCGCAGCAGATCGCCGGCCCCGCGTTCAATGCCGAGCCGCTTCGCGTCTTCCCGCACAAAGGGTTCAAGCGCCACCGTCATGCCGGCATTGGCTGCCGCCTCGCGGCCCGCCGTGCTTAATATCTGCCGCGCCAGACCCGAAGCTTTGGTGGCGCCGCCAAGCGGAATGTAGCTGGTCGGATCGGTGAGCCCGTGGCCAAGCTGCCCGATGAAGCTTCCGATGGTGGAGCCGCTTTCCAATTGCCTGCCCAGGCGCTCCGTCTCCTCGCGCCGCTTCGCGGCGACGTGCGCGCCTAGGCTCTTGTAATCCGCCACGTCGCCGAATTCGGGCAGAAAATGCGGATCGCGTTTCCGCTCGGCGGCAAGCGCGGTCCAGAAGGCTTGCGCCTGCGCCCGCTGCTCCGGGTAGGAAAGCGCCCGATGCCCCGAATTGGCGCCGCGCCAGATCTGCAGGTTCATGTGCGGAACCTTGTGGCCGCGTTCCTCCAGCGCCTTGCGGATCGCCTCATAGGCGCGGCCTTCGTGGTTGACCTGGTTAAGCCCCCAATCCTCCTGAACGCCCCCTTGCCGGAAGCCGAGCGCTACCGATCCGAAAAATCCGGGGTCCGGCCCTTCCGCCTTCGGCGCGCCGGCCATCCGGCTCTGCAGGCTTTCCGGCGTCGGGCTGTCATAAGGATCGCCAAGCATTCTACTTGCCGCCGGCCTGCGCGCCGCCCAGCGCGCGGATGTCGAGCATGAAATAGCGGCTCGGGTTCGACTGCGACATGGCGAAGCCGCTCCCGGACCTGAACGCATAGATGCCGTCGCTCACCATCACGGGCATCAGCTTCTTGAACTGGGTCGGCGTCATCCGCTGCTCGCCCCACAAGGGCGCGTCGCGGCCTCCGTAAGCCGCATTCTGGATCATCTCGCCGTCTGCCCGCGAAAGCACGTGGTGGAAATCCTTCTCACTCACCCCGCGCGGCAACAGCATGGGCTTGCCGTTCGCGGCCTTGCCGACGCCGCCGGTTCCGTCACCCGCTTCACCGATCGCTTCGCGGTAGGATTTCAGCCACAGGTCGCGATTGTAGGCGGAGCCGCCGGAGCGCGCGATTTCGTTGGCGTACAGGCCCTCGGCAACGCTGCGCAAACCGAGCTTCGTTTGGCCGTCCAGGGCGCTTAGGGCTGTGCCGTAGAGGGCATCCACGTCGGCCTGCATCTTGCCCCCGTCGATGAGCTTCGGGTTTGCCTTGATCTGCTCCCACCCGTTCAGCGTTTCCTGCACGCGCTCTCGCCCGACCGCACGATTTCGCATGGCGGCGAGATCGACCAGCACGGCGTAACGAGGCTCGGACGGCGCGATCTGCCGCATCAGATGTTTGCCCCGCACTGAGCCGTAAGCAGCCATGTTTTGAATGAGCTTGAATTGCTCGAGCGCGCCGCCCTTCTTGAAAGCTTCGCGCAACGGCGCCGCCACGTCCTCCGGCATATATTGCGGCGATCCGCCATATTTCTTCGCCGCCGCGTCGCCCACCGCGAAGTAGCGGCGCACCGCGGAAGGATCGGACAGGTTGAAGGCGGGAAGGTTCTTCGCGCCGCCATGCTCGATGTAGAGACCAAGCTTGTCCTCGCTCGCCCGGCGCGTCTGCCGGTCGATCAGCGTGCCGAGCTGGCTGTGCGACGCCACCAGCTTGCGGTCGCTGCGCCAGTTGTTGCTTTGCTCGATCTCGCGGCGGGCGGCGTTGAGTTCGGCGGTGCTTGCGCCGGTATACTTCACCGTCACCGCCGCCCGCGCGCTCGCCTCGTCCAGGTCCTGGGCGAGCCGTTCGTCCCCGGCTTCGCGCGCCATTCGCGCCTTGTCGGCGAGCTCCGCCGGGTTCACCTCAACCCCGTTGCCGACGTCCTCGATCGCGACCCGCGCATCCTCCTTGAACTCGTCCAGCTCCGCTTTGGCGGCCGCGTCGGCGAGGCGCTGCGCGCGCTCGGCTTCGACCCGCAGACGGTTGATGCCGCTCTCCGCCTGCCCCCGCATCGCCTGGAGCTGTTCGGGCGTCATGTCCGCGTCCAGGTCGCCGGTGGCAATCCAATCCAGCGCCGCCTGAGGATCGCGGTCGTTGACGCCGCTCCACTGGCCGATGATCACTTTCTGGCGAAGCGCAGCCCTCACCGCCTTTTTCGCGGTTTGCGGCAACGACTGGGCATCGACGAAGGCGTCGATTGCGCTTAGGAAATTATCGCGTTGTGCGGGATCGGGGTTGGTGCGCAACGTATTGCCGAACAGATCGGCCATCTTCTCGGCGTCGACCTTCGCCTTGTCGGCGCTTGCATCCAGCACCGCCACCTTCGCGCGCACGGCGAGGTTGCCGCGATTTTCGGCGAGCAGGGGCAGGAAACGCTGCTGCAGCCGTTCGTCGGCGAGCGTCTCCACAAAACCGCCCTGTTCTTCGTCATAGGCGGAAAACAGGGCGTCCTCATAGCCTTCGCCGCCCTCGGGCATCGCCGCCCGAAGCTCGGCTTCCCGTGCACCCACGCGCGCCTGCATTTCGGCATAGCGCACCGCCGCCTCGGAAGCGCCGCGCGCGAGATTGCGCTGGTCCTCGATTTCCGCGACGCGCGCCGCGGCGTCCGCCTCGTATTCGCGAACCTTCCGTTCCCGCTCGGCCGCATCGCCAAGCGCCTCGCCTAGCTGTCCAACCGCCGCCGCCGTTTGGCTCCCGAAGCCGACGCCGCGCCCGCCGGGCAACGGCATCGCCCGCGGCGCGACTTGCTGCTGATAACCGAACGGTCCCGCCATCAACCCCTCCCCGCCGGAACCGGCATGCTGAGGCCGGAGGACGTGCGCGGCGCGGATGCGGCGCGAACGGCACTCCCGGCTTTGCCCAGCCGCGATGCGCTGAACGCCTGGCTGGCGCCCGAGAGAATGGCGGTGCCCGCCCGCATATACCCCGCCCGGCGCGCATCTCTTGCACCGGCGCGGGCGCGCTCGGCGTCCATCCGGTAGCCTCGGGCCTGCCCGGCCGCGTTCCAGCGCGCCGTCAGCGCGTCCATCTCCGAAAGATAGGCATTCTCGCGAAGCAGCTCGAGCGCCGAACCGGTGCCGAGCATGACGCCGGAAGCGCCCATCGCCGCCATCGCCTCCCCGGATAGCGCCCGCTCCTCGCGCCGGATGCGGCCTTCTTCGAAGGCCCCTTCCAGCGTCGTCAACCGTGCATTTTCGTCGGAAACGGCGGCGTCGTACATGCCGGCCCTGTAGGCGGCCTTGCCTTCCCCGATCGCTCCAAAGGCGGAAAGGCCGGTGCTGGCAAGTGTCGCAATGCTCATCGGATCGACGCTCATCGGGTCACCCTTTCGTAAAGATCGTGGTCGGACCCGTCCGCCCCCCATTTATGCATCGTTCCCACTCTGGCGAAGCCAAGCATCCGCGCCCACCTTTGCCCCTGTACGAAGTCGCTGCGCACCGTGGTATCGACGCGGGCATAGGCGCCGGCGGCAAGCACCCTGCGGACCGCGCGGGTGATTGCCGTCATCGCCTCGCCGGCGTCGTCGCCAAGCATCGCCCAGGCGGTGGCGTAATGGGGATGGTTCTCGCTCAACCCGCCCGCGGCAACCATCCGGCCGTCCGCCGCAAGCACCGCAAAGGCGGGGCCGCGCTGGCACATACGGTGTGCGTGGGTCACCAGCCCGTCCTTCGGCACCTCCCCCAATTGCGCGCCCTGAAGCTTCAGGTCCGCGACCAGGCGGGGCTGGAGCTGAATGATGTCGGTCATCGCGAACCAACCTTGACGGTCGGCGTCAGCGCCAGCAGGCAGGCAGGGAGCGGTGCGGTGCTTTCCACTTCAACCTGCCCGTCCCGATCATAGTCTCCGATCGTCTCCAGCGACCAGTCGCCGGTGAACAAGGGTGGCGTGGTGTCGAGCAATCCGCCGAATTGCAGCGGATCGATCTCCATCCACTCTCCGCCCTGCACGCGCACGCGCAGCCCGGCCGTGTCCAAGAGCCGCGGCACAAGGTGGGAAATGCGCTTGATCTTGCCTTGCGCCGTTCCGTCGTCGCCGCCCGCTTCGATCCGGAGCGACTTGAAATAAGCGCGAAACGGCAGGCCCGCGTGGATCTTCGAATATTTTCCGCCCAGCTCGTCGATCCCGCCGCTTGTGTTCACCGAAAAGCCGCCAAGGTCGCGGCCGTCGCCAAGCACCCGCACCGTTTCTCCGGCTAAGTGCTCCAGCCCGCCGACGATCGTGCTTACCGCCGGCCCTTGGTAGGACATGCCATGGTCCACGTGAAACGCGTCGGCGGGATCGTTCCCCGCTTCCCAAAACGCCTCCAAAAAGCCGATCTGCCACGATCCGGCGCGCTCCACGGCAAGCCACAATTGATCGAGCCGCCCGTCCGGATCGGGAATGCAGGCGCCCCACCGCGCCCTGCTTCCCTCGGCAAGCGGGCAGCGGCACCAGCTTTTGACTTCTTCCTTGGGCGAATAGGCCATTGCGGCAAGGCCGCCATCCTCCATTCCGGCCCAGACAAGGCTATGCGGCGCCGCTTGCCGCGCCAGCCAGCGGACGCCGCTGCGGGTGACATGCTCGGCCATTACGGTCAGGTCCGGCGCGTCGAACCGGTCCCGGTCGAACGCGAAGTCGAGCTGGTGGAGCCGCCGGCCGCTTTTTTCGACGAAAAGGATGCGCCCGCCCACACTGACCGGCTTTACCGCCGCCGATCCGAAATCGGTTTGCGGCGGTGCTTTGAAGTTTCCGGGGCCGGCGATGCCGCCATTGGCCATCGCGCCGCCGACATGCTCCTTGGTTGCGCTTCCGATCAACAGCTGCTCGTCGCCGGCAAGCCAGCGGATCGCATTGGGCGACGCAAGGCGGGCGCGGAATGCCATGTCGGCGGTGATCTCGCCGCTTTCGTTGCGCTCGCGAAAGTCGGTATAAGCGCCGACAACCGACGCGTAGAGCGTCGATCCGCGCGCGAAGATCAGCCGCTCATTCCAGACATAGACCTTCTCCGGCCACCCCTTGGCTTCGGAAAAAGCGCCAAAGGCCCAGCGCCACGTGCCCGGCGTCGCATAGTCCAGCCCGCCACCCGGCGGCGTGTAATCGCCCGAAGCTTCGTTGAAGGTGACCTCGCCGTTGAGGTCTTCGTCGATCGTGTACCGCTGGTAAAAGGTTCGCCCGCCGGTTGTCACCCCGCCGGTGTAAGGCGGCTCGTACCCGATCGGGTTCTGGTAGCTGTTCGCCGCCGCCGCGTTGTTCGGCAAGCGGCGGATCACCGTCGCCGCGACCTTTCGCGCGGTTTGAAAGCCGGTGATCTTCAGGATACCGTACCGGTCATGCACGTACAGCCATTGGCAGCCGCCGGCCGCGGTGCTTCCGTCCACGCGGGTGCCGGAGCCCATGCCGTCCCACTCTACTCCGTCGGCGTGGATCGGCGGCACGGTGCCGGTGCGGTCCTTTCCGCCCACCTTCAGGTAAACCTTGCCGTCCCACTGGCGCTGTTCGCCCGCGGCTACGCTGATGTCCGGCTCCCACATCGGCACGGAGGCAAGATCGCGCGCCTCCATTTTGAACAGCCCGCCGACATGCCCCGCCTGGAAGATGTCGGCGCTTGCGTAAAGCGTCACGTCGCCGGTGGACGCGCTCGCCGAAACGGTCACGGCTTCATCGCTATTGTCGTCGTCGAACGGCCCGCCGCTCAGGGCGAGCAGGGAGAGGGAAAAGCTTTCGGCGCCGGTTCGGGAAAGCACGCGCGGCGCGTGGCTGCCGTGAACCAAATACACCACGTCTCCCGAGGCGGCATGGTCCAGTTCAAGCGCCTGGGCGTAACTGTAGGGCGCGCTCACTTCGTACGGCGCGCCGCCGTCCGACAGGATCTGCGCATTGTTGGTGAAAAAGCGGAAATAGCCCGCTCCGGCCTCGATCACATAGCCTTGGGTCACGAACGGCTCGAACGCGATCAGCCGGCACGGACCCTTGGCGGTGGCGACGTGGCGAAGGCCGGAGCGCTTCAGCATCGGCCCTTGGATCAACGGCACGAAATTTTCCATCGCCTGCCCTGCGATGGAGTAAACGCTTTGGTCGAGCCGCCCCATCATCAAGGGGGAAATCTCGCCGGCGTTGAAGCTCGCCTGCATCGGAGTGGCGCGGCCCATTACCGGTACCCGTCCAACCAGGTGAAGCCGTCGTTGCCGGTGTTGCGCTCCGGCCGCCGGGTGCGGCGGCTGTCGAGGCGTTTGGCCTCGCTTAAGGCGCGAAGATAACCTTCCTCGCTCAACCGGCTGACCTCGGCGAGCGCGGTCAGCGCCAGCGCCAGTTCAAGCGCAATGCGATAGGCGAGCACCTGCTCGAATTCTGGGCTCCACAGCGCCGCATCCTCCACCAGTGCGATAAATCGCACCGGCAGCGGCGCATCGCTGTTGGTAAGGATCGCGCCGCCTTCTTCTTCCCCTTCGAAGTAGGTGTCTTCGTCGCGCTCCGGCGGCAGCCAGCGCAGGCATTCGCCCGGCAAGGGAAAGCGGCGGGCATAGCCGAAAGCGGGCGCATTGTCCGCGGCGGGCAGCGCCACGCGGCGGCAGGCGAAGTTCCAGGGGTGGGCGGCAAGCACCGCGCGCAACGCCGGATCGAAAACCTCCCTGGCGGCGATCGCCACCGGCGAAGCTTCGTCAAGGCTGGAGATGCGCCGGGAGGTGCCGATGCGGGTAAGCGCAAGGTTCACAATGCCTGTGCGGGACGGCGTAGTGGCCATCAGGCCCCCCTTGGGCTAGATTGGGAAAGGAGGGCGCCTCTCACCTACCCCCGCAAATGGCGGCGCCCTCCCCCTCCGCGCGCGGCTTAACCGCGCTCGGAAGCGTAAATGTCGATCGTCAGATTGCCGGCGCCCGGCAGTGCCGCCGCGCCGACCGTGGCGATAATCGCCTGTTCGTCGCCTTCGGCTTCTCGGGTCGGCGCCTGCTTGCCGAACAGCGTCGGAGTGTCGGTGGCGGTGAAGATGGCGGCGGCGCGGAATTTCGCCGGGTCTGCCGCAACGCCGATCGCCAGCGTGGACGCGCCAAGCGAAGTGTCGCTGTTCAGCACGCCGTACGCGAAGCGATAGCCGCGCGGCAAGGTGAGAAGGTTGATCGTGTCGCCGCTCGCCTGGGCGGCAAGGTTCACGTCCACCTGGAAGCGGCGAAGCGAACCGCCGTTGATCGCACCGTCAAGCTTCTTGCCGGCGGCCTTTGCCGCCGCCTGCACGCTGTTATGCTCCGCCATGCTCTTTCTCCTTCAAAACGCTTTGCCGTCAACGGCTGAAGCTATCCTCGCGGCGGGCACTCGCGCGTGCCCGCCGTCCGGTGGCCTCAGTTTTCCTTGCAGGTGAGAAGGAGGCACTTGTCCTCGTTCATGCGGGTCGCGCCCACGGTGGTGCCGGCGAAAATCTGCCAGCTTCCCTCCATGTCCCAGCGCTGGCCGACATGGGCGCGCAGAGCCTGCCACGTGCCGAGATGCATGCCGCTAGGCACGAACATCGGCACCAGCCGGTCGCCGTTCCCGTCGAGCGTCAGGGGCGCGGCCTTTTTGAACGACGCCGCGTTGCCGAACTCGATCGGCACGAACAGGCAACCTAGGATTTCGCGAACGATGCCCTCCTGAAGCGCCTGCTTGTCGCGCGGGTTGAAATCCGTGCTGGTGATCTCGATCTGCTTCAGCAGATCGGTGATCTGCTTCGACGTCACCGGGATGACCGGCTTTTCCACGTCCAGGTCGACGTGGTTGCCGCGCAGGATTTCGAGGCCCGCCATGATTTTGGCGATGGTCAGGCCGGTTCCGCCGCCGCCGGTCGCGACCGGCAGAACGTTCGCAGCCTTGAACGGCACAGAGGTTGCGCCTTCCTCGCCGGTGATGGCCGGCTTGTAGTAGCCGAGCAACCAGGCTTCGTCCTTGACGCGCTGGATCGTCGCCGCGCCGGCCATCGTATATGGCCCCTTGAGGTCGATGCTGGTTTCCAGCGTGTCGTCATTGTCGATATAATGGTTGAAATAGCGCTCTTTCGGCTTCGCCAGCCAGCGCCGGGTGATATCCAGGTCGCTGGTCTTGGTGGTGCCGTTGCGCGTATCCTTGTCCTGCGGCGTTGCGGCGCCGAAAAGGTCTTCAAGCTGAACTTTCGGCCCGACGTGTGAACCCTGCGCCGCGAAGCCTGCGATCTTCGGCTGCGTCTGCTGGAGCTGGAGCCCGACATTGGCCTCGTAAGTGACCGTGCGGGTGGTTTCGACGGCTGACATGCCCATAATACTTCCCCCGATGAAAACAGATGTTGCTCTGGTTTCGATCGGGAAGTCGGCAAGGGCTCCCCCGGAGCCCCGTCAGCCGGGCCGCTCTAGCGCTTATCGCCCGCATCGGCGGCAGCTCTTTGGCTGCGCGTCAGCCGGGGCCGTTCAAGGAACGGGAAGTCCGGACAGGGTGGGGAGATTGGCGGATGCCTTTCGGACCTCCCCCCGGTGGTCCGCCGTGCGCAAAGTCTCAAATCGTGAGTCGCGCGTCAACCCTGCTTTTGCGCGGCGATAGCGGCGATGATGTTGCGCCGCTGTTGAACGGTCGCCGCATCCCCGGCGTCCAGCTTCTCGCGCCAAGCCTTGTCAGCCTGAAGACGATCGAGCTGCGCCTGCGGGTCGGCTTCGACCCCCTCCACTGGAACATTGTCGCCATGCCGGAACGTGCCGCCTTCCCCCATCTTCTTGCCGATGTTGACGAACAGCTTGATCGCTTCCGCATCCCCAAGCTTTTCGCACAATTTGTCGGCAAGTTCATCCGAGAGGTCGAAGGCGCGGGCAGCAGCTTTCGCGTGGCCCTCTGCTTCGGGCCATTTGTCGCCGAATTCGGTCTTAAGCGCATCCACGGCTGCGACGCTCGCCTTCGCGGCCTGATCCTCCGCCGCGTCGGCCTGTTCTTTCATCCACGTGTCCAGCCGCGCCACCTGCTGGGGGAGCAGACCAATATCGTGCGCGACAGGGCGGAACGCATCGACCAACGGGCTGGTCTCGCCATCCTTCAATGTCGGGAACGCATAATCCTCCGGCTTTGCCGGCCGTCCGAGCGCGGTAAACGCGGCGTTCCAGCCATCGGCGTCATCGTCGCCCTTGGGCAGGACGATTTTACCCGCGCCGACCAATTTCTTGGTTTCGATATAGCCGCGGCCCAGCTCGGCAACCGTTGCCGCCGGATCGTCGCGAAAGAAGCGCACCAGATTGGCGTCGCCGCGCAGCTCCTCCGGAAGCTGGCCGGTCCATTCCGGCGGTGCCGGTGCGGGCGGCGGCGGGGGCGGCGGCGGGCTTGGGGTGGGGGTGGCGTCACTCATCGTCATTCTCCTCTTCGAGTTGTTTCTTCAATTCCTCGAGCTTTGCGTGATTGAGGCGCAGGCCGCGCTCGATGCGCTGCCAAACCTGCCGCCGCCCCTCCATCAGGGCGTGGCGGCGCGCGTCGTCATGGTAGGGGCTGGCGTCGGCGCCGCAGAAGCCGGCAAGGTCGCGCAGCATCGCCGCCGCCTGGGGCGTCAGCTTCCCGTCCGGCCCAAGCAAGGCGCGCTGATAGGCGTTGTGAAAGGCGAACAGGGCGCGAAGGCGGCTGCCGACAAGCCGTGCCCGCGCGCGCAGCCGTTCAACCAGATCGTCCTGGAAATAGCTGGCGTCAGACACGTGCGCCTCCACCGCTCAGCGCCTCGGCTTGGGCGATGTTCTTTACGGCACCGCTGATGTCCGGAGCGGCGGCAAGGGCCTGCGCCGTTTCCTGCTCCTGCTTGCGGACGGCGCGTGCCGCCTGCAGCTTCTTCGGGTCGGCCATCCAGCGCACCGGCACCGCATTGATCTCGGCAAGCTCCGGGATCGCCACGTCGAAATTGAAATTGTCGACGATTTCCGGTTTGATGTTGAGCGCCGGTACCGCCGCTTCAAACGTCCGGAAGAAGCCCGCCGCCTGTTCGGCACGCTGCATCCGCGACAGCGGATTGTCGTACCGGATCGCGAACGCGCCGCCCGCTTCCTTCACCTCGGGCGGCATATCGTCCAGCAGGCCCATATCGGCCATGATGTCGAGCTCGCGCTCGGTCATCGGGTCGAGCAATTCGGTTTCCTGCCGGCTCATCACCGGCGACAGGATGATGCCCCGCTCGCCCGCCCGCTGCATGAACGCCGACGCCGAAACGTGGCTTTTCAGCTCCTCGCCGACGGGCATCAGATGCTTCAGAAACGCTTCGTCGATCCGGCTGTGCACGTCGTTCAGCAGATCGCGAGCAGAGGCGATGTCGCCTTCCTCGTAGATCGCCTGCACCAGCTTGCGGCCGTCCTCGCCGATCGCGCCGTAAGTGATCCCGCGCGGCTTGAATTCGACGGTGCCGACGACATCCTCGTGCGGCGCGCCCATCGGCTTCTCCAGCCCGAGCTGGACCCCGCGCACGAGCGATTGCATCATCGCCTGGCAGGCCTTCACCGCCGGCAACACCTTCATGCCCGGCCCGCGTCCATAATCCTCGCGCGGGCTGGTTTCGTAGCGCGAATAGACCAGCGGCATGCTCCGGTAGCCGCCTTCCTCGATCAGCTGCTTGCCGTTCACCGCAATGTACATGCTGCCGACCGGAAGCCCGCGGCCGTCGATCCGCTCCGGATCGGCGTCGGCGCGCGGGAACAGCGCATGAATATATTCGTGCTGCTCGCCCTCCTTGCCGTCCTTCATCGCCTTCAGCGCGCATTCGGGGGCCTTGTCGCCCCACATCTGCACCGCCTGCCGCGCTTCCAAGGTGAATTTGCGGTTGGTACGGTCCACCCGCCCCTGGAAGTTGGTGCGGACCCAGATTTCGCCGATATGAATGGAGCGGTAGAACAAGCCGGTGGGGGTGTGATTCAGCCCCTTCAACCCGTCGATCCACAGCGCCTGATTGCCGAAGGCGCCAAGGCTGTCGAAGCTTTCGTGGATCTGGCTCTGGAACCCTGCCTTGGGGGCGTAACGCAGCCGAAACAGCTGGCGCGTCTTGTCGTCATACCATTCCGCCACCCGCCGGTTCTTCATCAACGCTTCGTCGGCGGCGGTGAGCGCCATCCAGAACGAACCGCGCGGGATCAGGAAGCCTTCGTAGGTCGCCGAATGGTGGCCGAGCGCAAGCATCGCATGTTCATCGAAAATGCGCGCCCCGCGCTTCCCTCCGGCCACCGCCCCGGCGCCAAGGAAGTCCGCCTGGCGGGGAAGCACGCGCTCCGCGACCTCCAGCCACTGCGCATCGAACAGGCTCCGCCCGCTCTCCATCTGCGCTTGCTGCCGCAGGATCGTTTCAACGTCGTATTTCATACCTGCTTCCCCGCCCCGGTTTACACTGGGCGGGAGCAGCATCCTTTGCCGCCCCCGCCGATTTACACATCAGCCGAAAATGAGGCTTCCGGCGGGAAGTTCGACGTCGCGGCCGCCCAGCTGGAGCCCGCCGGGGATTTCGCACACGGCGTGCACCACGCCTTCTTCGTCCAGCAGCGCGACGTTGTGCAGCATCACCTTGGCGTCGGCGCCGGAGATGCGGATCGGGCGGCCGTACATGACGCGCCCGCCGGCGACGCTGAAATGGTCCGGCTTGGCGTCGATACGGCTGAGACCCGCAATTTCGCGCTGACCATCGCCAAGCACCAGGAACGTGCCGCCGGTGCGCGCCGCCGCCACCGGATCGGCGCCCTCGGCAAGGGCAACGCCCCGCCCGAACGCCGCCCGCTTCGCGTCGGCTTCCTCCGCAGCGGCACGTGCAGCCGCTTCCGCTGCCGCTTTATCCGCCGCGTCCAGCGCGTCGATCGCGTTCTGCAGCACCGTCACCGCCGTTTTACGGGTCTTGCCCGCATTCTCGGCTCCAAGCAGGAAGCTCAACTGCGCGCGGCTGAACGGCGGGCTGGCTTCGGCGATAACCTTTTCGATCTCCGGAACCGACAGATCGAGGTTGGCGAGCAGGGAAGCGGTGAACGCGCCGTTGCCGACTTCCGAAGTATTATTATTATCTTCCGACATTTCTGTTTCCTTTCAGTTGCTTGGTGTTGCTTGTGTGCCGTGTTTCGGAACTACTGCCCCAGCAGCACCTTGCCGCCTGGGGTGCGCGCCTCCGCGCCCGATCCGCCGGTAAGGATGTTTGCGCCGACACCCCGCCGCTTACGGCGTTCGTCGTCGCGCATCCGGGCGTCCACCGCATCGTTGCGGGTGATGCCGCGCGGCATCAGGATCGAGGGCCCCGCCTGTTTCGACCCTTTGCCCTTTTTTCCGGACACCGCGCCGATCAGGCCGGCGCCCGCGCCGGCGATCGCGCCAAGGGGACCGCCGGTGAAGAAGCCGGTAAAGGCGTTGCTCACGATTTTGCCGACTGCACTCATCAGAATTCTCCCGCAAAATGATCGTTTCCGCTGTCCACGCGGCGCGCGCTCCCACGGCGCCGCCGGGGGTCTCGGCCAAGGATTTCGGCGACGGCCACGCCGTCGGCCATTGCCGCATATTGCAGGGCGTCCTGGCTGTGGCTGAACATGTTCTTGTTGGGCTCGACGTTGAACCGGCCTGTGCCGTCGCCCACCGCTACCTTCTGGTAATGGTAGCCGGAGAGGAAACCCTTGCGCAGGATCTTGCACGAGGGCGACATCAGGAAGGCGGGCTGCCCGCCGTCCAGCACCGAACCGGGCATCATCGGCTTGCGCACCGCTTCCAGGCGGATGTGGAGCTTGTTGGTATGCGCCGGTCGAATGCGCCGGCCGAGCTGCCCTTGGACAATCTCCAACCAGCTACCCTCATTGCCGCTTTTGTCGGTGCCATCCTTCGCTGACGGATCGCACCAGAATTCTATTCCGCCGTCTTCGCCAAGCATCGCCCCGTTCAGGTCGCGCAACGCCCAGGCGTCGGGAAAATTCTCGACAATGAAGCGCTTCAACACCTGGGCGAAGCGCGTGGCCCCGACGCGCGCCATAGTTTCCTCCTCGCCGGGGAACACCGCGAGCTCGGCAAGCACGCGGAGCTGGCCAAGACTGGAGCGCTGCACGAACACCGCCGCCGGCGTCAGCCCCGCATCCATGCCGACGATCAGCTTGCGCGCGGGATCGTAGGGGATCGGCTCGCGGGCGATATGCCGCTCGAAATCGAACTCCGGAAACACCGGCTGTCCGTGCCGCACCGGCGCGAACTTGTTGTCGATCATTCTGTCGATGTAGTTTTTCGACGGCGCTAGCGCGATCTGGCGGGCGTAATAGCCCTTGGGCAGGTTCGGAATATTCTCCGCCTGGGGGTGGCGAGCGCCCGGCTGTGGAAAAAAGTCGATCAACCTCCGTCCCTGCAAATCCTCCTCGAGTGCCTTCAGCACCTCCGCGTCGATTTGCTTATCGACAAAGAGGTTGTAGCAATAATTGTCGATGTCGGGCGCGTTGAAGTCGCCGAAAATCATCGGATCGACCACTTGGTTCGCCATGCCGATGTCGGAAAAGCGCCCCACGCGCCCGGTGAGGAACGCCCACAACGTCTCCGGCAGCGTGTCCATCTCGTAAAGCCACGCGAAATTGACTTCGAGGCCCTTCAGCGCTTCTTCAACGCTGTGGTCGCCGATCGCGCGGAACTCCATGGTGAGGTCCAGCATCTCGGTCGGCTTGCCGTGCTCATCCTCCGCCAGCACCGGCTGAATGCGATGGGTGCGCGGGCTGTTGCCCGAATAATGCCCGATCTCCTTCGGCACCACGCGGAACCAGGTCGGCAACAGGTTCTTGTCGATGATCGGGTAGGTCTTGCCGATCGCAACGCCGCGGGCCTTGCGCCACAGCACGCCGTTGCGGTCCCGCTTGCCGCCCTGCTTCGCGCCCTCCCGCAAGCATTTCTTGCTGCACGCGATGCTCTTGCCACCGCCCACCGGGCCCATTATGCCGGAGATGAAGGCGCGGCTCGCTTCGAAGGAAGCGGCGACAGGCCCTGCCTCTCCGATCGTGACGACATCCAGATCGCCGTTATGATCGCTCATACCCCCGCGCCCCTTCTCTTCGAAGCGAGAGCGCCCGCGCCGGGTCCATAGGCGTTCCCGGCGCGCTCGAGCCCACGCCCGTGCCCCGTGCCCCGGCCCACCAACCTCAGTTCGCGGCCTTGGCTCCGCGCGTTTCCGCTTGATCCGGCGCCCGCTGGGGCGATCAGGAGAGGGAGGCGGGCGGCGAAGCCGATTTCGGCGAAATTTTCAAAATGCTGGCGCGCACTGGCCATATGGGAGAGGCGCGCGGTGAAGGGGGGACGCCCCCCCTCCGCCTCGATCGGCGCGGCGAATGCGGCCGTGCAGCTCGCCGGCAGTGCGGCGGCGCAGGCCAGCGAGGCAGCGGCTATCAGCTTCGGAAGCTTCTGCCCCACGCACGAAAACGCAGCAACTGCAAAGGCTTGCACCATCCGCTCCGACGCACTCATTCCGACGCTCCATCTTCGTCGGCGCTAAGTCCCTGATTTTCCTCGAAATCAGGCTCCGCAATCCCCGGCAACAGCTTCAGCTCGCGCGCCCCGCCCATTCCGGCCTCGCCAGCGCCCTCGATCTTGCCCAGCACCAGGCGGAAATCGCCCCGCGCCGTCATGTCGATCGCCACCGGCTTCTTCCCTTCGAAGTACGGCAGCAGCGCCTCAGCGCACCTGATTTGCCGATCCAGCGCCTCGATCCGCTTGCAGCCCTCTACCTCCGCTAGCTGCTCGGTAGGCATGCCCTGGACACGCATCAGCGTAAGCCCCGGATGCGGGCCGAACTGAAGCAGCCACTTGGCGAAGTCGTCGGTCCGCTTGTTCTTCGCACCAGGCGGACGGCCGCGCCGGCGCGCCTCCGCCACCACCGCATCCCGCGGCGCCCCCGCACCAAGTGCCTCGCGGGCATCGGCCAGCGCCTCCGCATCCGGCACGGCGAGCAGGTCGAGTTGGCGAAGCTCCTGAGCTCGCTCACTGGCCAGCAGTTCCTTGGAGCGCGTCAGGGCGGCTGCGGCGACGGCCTCAACGCCGGTCGGCTCAGCCATTTCCGCCCCCTATTTTATTCGTTTCAAGCGCGGCGGCGGCGATGAAACGCGCGGCGAAACCGAAAAACGGCGGAAGTCCGCCATTTAGGTTCAAAGTTTCACGGGTTTCAAAGTTATAGATGGTTGTTCTCACATGTGCGCGGGCGCGTGTGCACACATGTTTACGCGGGCGCGTGGCGGTGAAACCGTGAAACGCGCGCCGATTTCGCTGCTTTATCAACGGTCTAGGCGTTTCAAACCCGGTTTCAAACGCGGTTTCACCCCCGCGCCCCGGTTGAAACGGCTTCGCGCGCCGCTCCTGAATGAAGCCATTGGGCACGGGCGCGGGCACGGGCAAAGACACAGCGGGCGCGGGCGCGGGTTTACCCACGAAAGTACCACTTTCGTGGGCTCCCCTGGGCGGTGCTAGGATGACGCCTCCTGCGGTGGAGACGGATGCGGAATGCGGACGCACCGCCTCGCCGCCGCTCCGCGTCGCCAAGGCTGTCCGCATAGGTCTTTTCAGACGGCAAACAGGAGTGCGAGGCGAAGGGCCTCCGTTCCGCTGACCGGAACTATCACGGGCGCGGGCGCGGGCAGCGAAGGCCATCACAGCCCACCCTCGTAATCGTCGACGTCGAACGCCTCGACCGGCAGGCCCCACGGCGTCTCGAAGCGGAAGCCCGCAACCGTTGCCCAATCCAGGCTGTCGTCGACCGCCTGCGTCTCCAGCGTCCCGTCGAGCCGCAGGACAACCACACGCGCCACGCCGTCCGGATGCTCCGGAAACACGTCCGGCCCGCCTTCCCAGGGATCGCAAGGCGTCAGGTTCTCGCGGAGCGCGATCTGGTGAAGATCGGCAAGCAGCATCGACGTCACGGCAGGGACGGCGTTCATTGTTCCTCCCCCTCGCCGATCGAGGCGAAGAAGCTCACCGGCACCAGCACGCACCATTCGTTCCTGTGTGCAATCTTAACGTTGTGCTTGGGCACCGCGCCCTTGAGGCGCTTCAGCGCTTGGCTCCACACGCCGCCGCACCAACGGGTGTCGCGGGTCAGCGCGTCCAGGCCGCGATGCTTGTTGGCCACCGCCACGAAAAGCGGCTTGTCCGGATTGTCGGGCACGGGCCGGCCGACGCGGCGCACCCCCTCCCCGTCCAGCCACGACGAAATGAGCTTGAGGCCCATCGTTTCCAGCCGCCGCCGCGCCGTATCGACGCCGCTGTCGGTGATGTCGTTGCCGGCCGCGCGGTGCAGGAAGGCGGAAACCGTCTCCGGCACCGCTCCGCCCACCGCCTGCACGGCGCTTGTGCCGATATGGCGCGCGGCAAGCTCGCCTTCGCTCTCGTCCTCGGCCTTTTCGGCGAGGTTGCGGGCATCCAGCCGCGCCGCCCAAGCCTGATAATAGCTCTGGTCGTCGCTCAAATCGTCGAACAGCACCAGGTCCGCGCAGGCGAGAAGCGTGCCGAACTGATCCTGCATTCGCGCGTCGTGGCCGTACTGGCCGAGCCACGTCTTGTAGCGCTCGATCGTTTCCTCGAGCCGGTCCCATCCGTCCACCATCCGCCGGCGGACGGCAAGGCCGATCTCCTCCATTTCCCCGGGCTCGATCACCGGCGGCTTGTCGCCCGCTTCGAACTCGCGCAGCTCCAGCATGGCGATGCGGCTCCTGTCCTGCGGCGCAAGCGGCGGCGTCAGGATGGAAGAAAAAAGGAACGCCGAATTGGCGGTGAATTCGTGCGGATTATGATCCTGCCCGCCGCGGCCGATCGTGCCGCCGGAGGACGCGATGCGGGCAAGCTCGATAATCGCCTGCACCTTGCGGTTGTCGGCGCTCGCCTCCAGCTCGTCCAGCGCCACCGGCAAGGTGCGCATGCCGAGCAGCTGGCGGATATAGGCCTCCGACGCATTCTGCGCCTGAAGCAGGCCGTTGCGTCCGAAGAAGGGCTTGATGATGCGGTTCTGCAAGGCCGATTTGCCGGTGCCGCGGCCGCCGGTCAGCCATGCGGCCGCGCGCCAGTCCTGTGCCCCGCAAATCGTCGCGTGAGACATCCAGCCGAGCATCAGCATCGGATCGACGCCCCATTCCCAGCTTTCGCCGTTCCAGATGCTCGGCCGCTCCCAGCGCCACGTCGAAAGCACGTGCAGCAAGCGCTGCCCTGCGTCGCTGCCGACGCCCCGCGCCGCGAAGCGCGGCGTCCGCTCGGAAGCGGGATAGACATGCTCGCCGTGAAGCCCGGGATCCTTGTAGCAGGCGCCGTCGCCCCACTGCGCCCACACCTTGTCGCCGCAGTGGAGGATCAGCTCGCCGCTGTCGCCGCGATGGGCGCCGGCGCCGCGCACCCGCCCCTGGGCGCGCCAGATGCCCCGGTCGGCGCACGCCGCCATGAGGTCGCGGCCGGCCACTTCCGGTTTCCAGCCGTTGATAACCGGCTCGCCGGTTTCCTCATCCGGCTTGGCGGCGTAGCGCGGCCACAATACCTCGCACAGATGCGACTGGCGCCCGAACAGGCTCTCCAGGTTCTTTTTCTCATGCTCCTTGGGCTTGAGCTCGCGTATCTGGCCAAGCTCATCCAAATAATAATAAAGGCCGCTATAGGTGCCGAGCGGCACCACCGGGCAATTGTCGGGAAGCCGTTGCTTCAGCACCGGCGGCTCGCCGCGATCGGGCGGCGCATCGCCGAAGCGCGACGGCTTGCGCGGCTTCGCGGCGCCGGCCGCGCGGGCGCTGATCGGCACCACCTCGGCACTGCCGAGCGCGGCGGCGATATCGCCCAGTCCCTGCTTGCCCCCCGCCGCCATCACAGCGCCTCGAATTGAGACCCCATGAAAGTATTACTTTCATGGAAGCCCGAAGCGGGGGTGCCGTGTTGTGCCACGTTTCCGGGCACGGGGCTAGAGCCCGCGCGCGACGCGAGCGCCGCACCGACGAACAGGAGGATGGGGTGGAGGCGCCAGCTCATCACGCTTCTCCCCAATCGACGGTGCGGTTGGAGTGAGGTGCCGTCTCTCCGGCTGTCACGCCTACACCTGGGCGTCCACGTTCGGCTCTGAGGGTATCGACCGACTGCCTCCCGAAGGCATCCTTCAATCCCGCAATGCTCAGCCTTCGGTCGGTATCCGGAGACTGCGGGGAACTGGTGCGCGGCGCGCCGACGATTAGAGCGAGCGAGCGCAACTGTAATACAGCCTTCACCCGGGCAAGGTCGTGGAGGAGCTCGGCGCTCACGCGGCACCCGCCCGCGCCAAAATGGCGCTGGTTCCAAAGCTGCCTCCGGGGGAGGCAGCGCCAGCGCCATCACTTTGGCGCGAAGCCTGCGCCGCTTGCGCCATTTCGTTGAAATCCTTGAACGGGGCCGGAGGCTTCGGATGCTTCACCACCCGCCCCGCCTCCTGGTGCCGCGCGATGACGCTCCCCATCGCCCGCTCGGCGTCGCTGCCGGGCTTGTCGTTCTGGCCGATCAGCACCAGCGCGCCCATCTGATTGGGGAGCGGCAGATGGTGCATGTTGTCGAGCCAGATGGCGCAGATCACCCGCGCGTCGGGATCTGCGCTGGCGACCGTCAGCCCGTCCTCGATCCCTTCCGAGACGTGGATGTCGGTTCCCGTCGGCACGTGGCGCAACGTCGCGTCGGACGCGCCCTTGTGAAGCGGGATATAGCCGCCCTCCGCCTTGCCGAGGCACATCTTTGGTTCTTCAAGGTCCGCCTTCATCCAGCCACGCGCGGTGCGCTGAAGCCAGGTGCGGTGCGTCGCGATTTGATGACCCTCGCCGTTCACCACCGCGGCGATCAGGCAGGGTAGCTCGGCATTGGCTTCCTTGCACAACACCGCCGGGTGGAACTTCAGCGCCCGCGACACCCGCCCAAGCACCGAAAGGTCGATTGCCCGGTTGGCAAGGTAATCCTCCGCCGGTGTGCCCTCGATCGGCACCGCCCGCGGATCGAGGTAGATTTGCTGGGCCTTGCGGCGCATCCAGTCGGCCGTCTTCTTCGCCTTGTCGTCCGCTGATTTCTGCACACGCGACACTTCCGCGCGCCGCACCGCGAGCCGCCCGGGGTCAAGCCCGTCAAGCCCGAGGTAGGAGCGGGCGAACTTGCACGCCTCGCGGATATCGCCGCCGAACCGCGTCACCGCCACCAGCTTCAACATGTCGCCGGACCTGTCGGGCGCGCCCCGGGCGGCGCCGAAATCGGTCCACATGCCGATCCTGTCTCCCGAAAGGTTGACGGCAAGGCTGAATTTGCCGGTGGGAATGTCGGCGACGTTGGACGTCCGCCAGAACATGCCCTCCGCCCGGCCGTTGGGCAGCAATTCGGGCGCAAGGCTCGCAGCATGCTGGTCCAGCATCCGGGCAAGCTCCTTGATGTCGATTGCGTGCCGCTCGCTCATCCAAGCACCTTGCGGATCGAAAGGGCGGTGACTTCGGAGCCGTTCGGCCCCTCGCTGTTGGCGGTGCCGGAGGTAATCCAGAAAAAGCTGGAGCTTCCGGTGGCGATGAAATCGACGCTGAACTGGCCGGCGGCGGTGACGCTGAGCATCGGGGGCGAAGTGGACGATCCGTTTCTGACCGCGATCGGTGCCGGCCCGACAAACAACGGCACGTCGATCGTCACACGCAACGTGTCGCCGGCCGCAATGCCTTCCGGCGACGTGCAGCGCACCAGCGACAATGCGCTGCCGCTGCCGTTATAGGTCAGCTTGACCACGCCGTTGGCCACCGTTGCGCTTTGCAGAAGCAGCCCCGCCGACGCGTCCAGCCCCGGCTGCGCCCACAATTCACCGCCAAGCGCCGCTGCCGCCGCCGCCACGCGCCGCCCCGCCACGGAGGAAAGGGAAAGGCCGCGGCCGATCATCTCAGCGCGCCTTGCCGCACGAGGGGCAGGCTTCCGGCCCGTACAGGGCATCGAAATAGGGCTTCATCCGCACGCGCCACGCGCGGGCATAAGCCAGGCCCTCCTGCCGCTCGATCGACCGCGCGGAAGGCTTTCGCCCCCCCCCCCAGCCTTCTGGCTCAAAGTATTACTTTGCGCCATTTCAATAGAGCGCCAGAAGGGCGGCGGTGGTGGCGGCAAGGACGCGGGCGACGCGCACCGGGACGAGCTGCCCGGCCGCGACCGCGAAGGTGCCGCTTGCGCCGCCGCCCGCCGCGACCAGGCTGAGATTGCCCGCCGCCGTCACCAGAAGCCCGTTGCAGGGGCCGTCCGGCAGATCGACGTCGTTGTCCGGCACCACCGGCGCGATGTTTTCGGCGGGCGCCATGGCGCGCAAAAGGTCCTGGGCAGTAAGGTTCATCGGCTCACCCTTTCGGCGGTGCGGAACAGGTTCGGCTCGGCGGCAAGGCTGAGCAGAAGAAACAGGTCGGCGGCGATCGACTGCGCCACCGGCAAGGGCAGCGGAAAGACGCGCCCGCCAAGGTGCATGTTGACGTGCGCGCCGCCTTCGTCGGGCGTTTCCAGCGTGAAGCTGGGGCGGCCGGGGTGGGCTTGGGGAGAAACGGGGGCGTCGGGGAAATGAAGCGGGGCGCCGCGTGAAGGGGCGCCTGGGTTGCGCGCCTTCGCTGGGTGGGCTGCGGCGCCCCCGCCATTCGCTTCGCCCGGGAGGGACGCACTCGCGAACGGCGCCGATGCTCCCCCTGAGGAGAAACGCACCGGAATGGATTGATAATGGTCCAGAACGGATTGAATACGCTCGGCAAGCTCCGGCTCCGGCTCCACCTCGCCGCGCTCGATGCGCTGCAAGGTTTCGTCGCCAACGCCGAACAAGGCATCCTGTGTAGACGTGAGCATCGGCGCCGCTGCCCGCCATTCGGCAAGCCGCGCGGCAAGGCTGCGCCCGCGCGCCGGATCGTGTGCCAGGAAGCCGCACTCGCTCATTGCACGTCATCCGGAACGTGCGGCGGTTCGCCGGCAACGTCGCTCCACCGCCGGTCGAACAACTGATCGATGCCGGCGCTGATCACCGCGCCGATGCGGGCGAACAGGATAAGGAGGATCACGGCGCCCACCGGCTCCGCGATCGTCACCAGAATGTCGGAAAGTCCCCCCGGACGCATCTCTAGCTTCCCTGTCCCTGGCGTGCGCGAAGCCGCGCCAGCACACCCGCGAAATCCCACTCCACCGGCGTTGAGCCGCGGTGGCTGCCTTCCGGCCCGAACCGGTCGTTGCGCTGCACCCGCCGCGCCTTGACGGTCGCGGCGGCTTTCTTGCCGGCGGTGACGCGGTTACGCCGGGTTTGGTCCGAGGCGGTCACGCCCGAACTTCCCGTATCTTGCCGAAAACGCCGAAACGGAGCGAACAATGTCCGTTTTTGTTAATCTCCCAGCAAGGTGCGCGGTGAAACCTTGCCCCCACGGCGACTCGGCCTGGTGGGGGTTGAGCGCCGTTCTTCCGTGGAGAACCAGATGGGTAATGGTTCAGCGCGCTCATGCCGCGTGCTCAAGTTTCGTTGCAGCAACCGCGTCGAGGAGCGGCGCAGAAGGCGCAGGCTCGCGAAGGTCGAGCGACAACGTGCCGAGATCGGGCAGCTCGTAGAAGTCGTTGGGGGTGACGGCGCCGCCGGTGTAGCGATAGAGCTTTGCCATGTAGCTGCGATCCGGGATGCGCCGTCCGGTTTCCCAGTCGTACCACGTGCCGCGAAACGTTCCGACGCCGGCGGCCGCCGCGTCAAGCGTCAGCTTGGGCTCTTGGCTGAGGCGCCAGGCGCGCAGGGGGTGGGCGGCTTCGGACATGAAAAGACTGTAAGCGGATCGCTTACATCTTTACAATCCAATGTTCGGGGATTAGCGCCTGTTTTTGTGTCCGCGCAAATCATACGGCTTACGGCTATGTCGGATTATCCGAACAGGATCCGTGAGCTTCGAGCCGCGAAGAGTTTGTCGCAGGATGCCCTTGCGATCGCAGTCGGCTGCTCGAAACCGCAAATCTCGGATTTGGAGCGTGGCAATATCCAGCTAACGGTTGAGTGGATGCGCAGAATAGCGCCCGCCCTTGGCGTGATGCCGGCCGATCTCCTGACCCTGAAGGACAATCCGCTCCACCTCTCGGATGCGGAACGGGAAATCATTGCGCGCTATCGGGCGGCAACGCCGGACCAGCAGCGTAGCGTTGAGCGGGTCACGGAAGCGCTCATTCCTTATCGCACCGAGGACGCTGCATCGGCGGCATAATGTCAGCTGTCGCCGCATTGCTGGTCGTTACGGCGTTAACGCTGATGGTAGCGCAAATCTCCGTGGCCCGCGCTTTCGCCGGTGCCTGGGGCCCGGCGCCACCGCATGGCGCACTCTGGTACGTTGTTCGAACAATCTCGAAATGGCCTGCTTTTCTCGCGGCTATGTGGCTGGGGAGCGCATATTTCGGCCTTTGGGTAATTCTTTTCATCCTACCGGCGGCAGTCCTCCTCGCGCCCTTGCTCGTTGCGTCACTTGCCGTGGCGCTCCCGAAAACGGAGGAAGGGCGATCCCTGGTAACAAAGCGCATGGGTGCGTTAGAAACGGCCGCGCCGATCCTCATCTTGGTCACTGTCTCCGCCCTGTTTGCCCTCCGGATGTTCGGAAATCAGGAAATTTCGCTGTAAGCGCATCGCTAACTTTGTTGTTGACAGTGTAAGCAAATCGCGAACATAAGCGCCTTCACAGGATTTCCTGCGGAGGCCGTCAGTGTCTACTCACCCCCTACCAGGCGCCAAGCGCGCCAAGCGCGAAAAGGGCATCTGCCCAACTTGCGGTAAGCGTGGCCTCGGCCACACCTTCCATGGGCCCAATGGCCCGTATCGAAATTGCACATATTGCGGCGAGCCGCAGGCGGTGGCCCAATGAACGGCCTCCCTGCATCGCTGCCCGCTCTCTCGCCGCGGCGTCCCTTCAACCCACGTGTTGATTGCCCCACCCCCGCGCCGCGGCGGGAGACGGTGGCGCTTGTTCACAGCGGCCCGGTCGCGCAGCGCGATGTCGGGCTCGATTTCATCGCCCGCCGCCTCGGCCGGCGCGACGCCGCGATCCGCACCCTGGTCGACCTTGTGCGCGAACTGATGCGGACGCGCGGCTTTCCGGCGCCCTTGGGCTTCCGCAAGCTGAAGGGCGAGCTGATCGGCGGCACCCCGCAAGCCGTGTGCAAAACGAGCCGCTGGCCGCTCGCCGCCGTGCTTGCCTGGTTCGACCAGACCTTCCCCACCCACGCCGCCGCCGACGCCGACGCCGAAGCCGCCGAATGGGCCAACAAGCTCGATGCCTCCGCGCTGCAATTCGGGGAGGCGGCATAATGGCAACGTCACCCGGCGCAGTCGCTGCCGCTCCTTCTGCTCCGGCTGCCGGGGCACCCCCGGCCACGCCCGAGCACAACCGGATCAAGGCGCTGTACGGCGCCAACCAGATCGTCGGCAGCTTTGTGGAGTGGCTGGAGGAGCAGGGCTACGAAATCTGTGAGCGCCTGGAGAACGGGTACAGCACCCGCTATGTCTCCGCCGCCCTCACCACGGAGGAGCTGCTCGCCAAGCATTTCGAGATCGATCTTCAAAAGCTGGAAGCTGAGAAGCGCCTCATCCTAGACCACTTCCGCTCCGTGACGGAGCAGGCGGCGTGAGCGGCTCGCGGATCTTGAGCGATACGCAGATCGAGGAGATGTGCCGGCTTCGCGAGCGGGGCTGGAGCCCCAAGCGGATCGCCGAGCATTTCACCGCCGCCGGCACGAAGATCAGCGGCTCGGCGATCAACTGGCAGTGCATGAAGAACGGCGCCGACGCGCCGCCGCGGCTGCGCGGCAGGCCGCACCAGAAAAGCGCGGCGTACCAGCGCAACGGGCACGTCGTTCGCCCCTATAGCGAGGCGGACGACGCGCTGCTCCGCGTCCTCGACATGAGAGGCGTGAAGATCGGCGAGATCGCGCGCCGCCTGGACCGCAAAAGCAACAGCGTCCGGGGCCGTCTCCTGACGCTCGCCCGCCGCGATGCCCGCGCCGAAGAAGCCGCCGAAAGGGAAGCCGCATGAAGAGCGTACCGAGCTACCAGCGCCCCGGCTATGCGGAAGAAACGGCCGAATGCCCGAACCTAGGCATGTTCCCGTTCGCCATCCCGAATGGCCCCACGGTTGCGGCGATGCAATGCACAAACATCACGACCGGCGACGCCCAGCATGTTGCCGGGCACTTCGTCATGGTCTTCATGGCGCTGACGCTGGAGCCGGACCTGCGCCACCTCGGCTTTTACGTCGCAATGGACCCCGCGGAAGCGCGCGCGATCGGTGAAGCGATCATCAGTTCGGCGGAAACCGTTGAACGGGAGGCACGTCCATGATCGGCCGCTTCTTCCGGAGCCTGTCCCGAGCGGTGTCGAGGGGGCGCGCTCCGGCGCGGGTCACCTGGTTCACGCCGCGCGAATATCTGCGGGCCCGCGCCTGCGGGCGCGGCATGGTGCGCATCGAACTTCCCGCTTCCGGCGCTTTGCTCCCTTTCGCGCCGGGCACCTGCGGCGGGGCCGCTGATCTCGGCCCCGCCGCATTTCCATCGTCCCAAAGTACGACTTTGGGCCGGGGAGGCAGGCAGGGATGAGCGAGCCTGATATCGAGATCGTCGACGAGTGGAGCGACCTCTACGGCTACCAAGAAATTGCGGATGCGATCATGGATGCAAAGGCGCAGATCACCGAGCGCACCGGCGGGCGCTTCGATCCCGACACCACCGTTCGCGTCGCCGCTGCTGATCAAGGCGAGCTTGGCAATGACTTCCGGGTCGTGGGGCTTCGCCTCACCTATGAGACAATTGGTGAGGAGGAGATTTACGAGATCGTCCTTCTGGCGGCGGACGTATCATGATCCGCAAAAACAAAAAGCCCGCCGCGGCATTGTTCTACCGCGGCGGGCTCTATGGGGCGCTCCTGGGGGGGAGGAGCTATGGCGTTGAAACGCTAGTCCCGCCGCCCGGTTCCATCGCAATTGCACAGGTGCGGGCATGAGCGTGGATCGTACCCGCTGGCAAAAGTCGTGGCCGAAGCGCCTTGCCGACTTCCCCCACAACGGCCTGCGGGTGCGCACCCGCAGGAGCTTCAAAAACGGCTACGTCGCTGTTGGCGCCGGGGCGCTTGGCCGCGTGCGCGCATCCTCGGTCCGCTGGGACAAACTCACCTTCCAGGCCGACGAATGCTCCCACTGCCTACAGGCCCTGCGCGTCGGCGGCATATCGCCGGATGACGTGGAGCTGATCGACTCGGAAGGGAAGCCGCTCCCATGAACGCCGAAACCCCCTTCGTCCAAAGTACCACTTTGAACGACAGCCCGCTCCCCCGCCTCCTCGATCTGGACGAGCTGATCAACGCCGTCTCCGGCCCGGCGGTGCGCGCCGCGATCGACCGGCGGATCGAACAAGCGGTCAAGCACGGCCACAGCCGCGCCGCCGATCTGCGCCTCCCGGTGAAGCAATTGGTCAAAGAAGCCCGCGACCGCCTCAACGCGGCGCTGGAACTGCTGGACAGTGTTTCGCTGGAACGCCGCCAGCAAGCCCTGCTCAAGGTGGAAATCGCTTTGGGGCTGGGGCTGGCGGCGCACGATCGGGTGTCGGCTGACATCGGCAAGGCCAGCCGGGAAGAAGGCTAATGGGCTGCCACCGAGGGCCTGGGCTTTTGACGCGGCGGCAGCGCGAGGTGATTGCGGGGTTGCTGGAAGGGCAGTCGCTTGGCGCGATCGCGGAGCTTGACGGCCGCAACATCGCTTCGGTGGACGGAGTGTTGCGCTGTGCCCGCCGCCGCGTCGGCGCGCGCACCACCGCTCAGCTTGTCGCCTACGCCGTGGTCAGCGGCATCGTCCCCTTCGATCCTGCCACGCTTGCGGGAGACAGGGCATGAAAAATGCCCTCGCCCACCAACCGGGAGGCACCCATGCACAAGACTGACCTCAACGCCCTCGCGTCTCGCGAGGAAGCGGCGACGGACAAGGTGCTTGCCGAAGTCGCCGCTGAACGCCGCCGACAAACCGAAGTCGAAGGCTGGACACTGGAACACGACGACGCGCACGCCGACGGTCAACTAGCACGAGCGGCGGGTTGCTACGCTTTGTCTGGCGGCGGCGTCGAGACAGCGATGCCGAAGTTCAAGAATGGGTCCGCTCTGTTCTGGCCATGGGCGAAGCATTGGTGGAAGCCGAAGGATCGGCGCTCGGACCTAGTTCGCTCCGCCGCACTTGCCGTTGCCGAAATCGAGCGCATCGACCGCGGCGCTTCCCTGCGGGCAATCGCAGCACAGGGAGGGGAGTGATGGGGATGGACAGCGCGCCACGCGACGGCACCCGCATCCTGCTATTCTGGCCGCACATCGGGCATTGGGTAACGGGCTACATGGGAAGCCGGGGCCATGCCGGCGGGCGATGGATGGGGTATTTCAGCCCGTCGAACGCGCCGCTGCACCCGGTTAGCGAGCCGACCGCTTGGCTTCCGATGCCACCCCCGCCGACCGACGATGAAGATGATCGCCGCGCGGAAGCATGGGACCGCAATCGTGAAGCCATGTTCGAAGCGTGGGAACGCAAACAACACGCCCTCGCAGCACAGGAGAACACCGATGCAAAATGAAGAACAGCAGCCACGCATCTGCGAACTTTGCGGCAAAGGCCCGAGCGAACATAGCGTTGTCGGCTACACGGTCGTCTGCAAACCCGGCGTCACCGATCTGGACGACGACGATGACTGACGCGCCACAGCATGAGCCGGTGCAGACGCTACGGGAGCGGGAAGGCTTGCCTGCTGCTTTGCGCGCCTATGCCGACGACATTGAAGTGGTCGCTGGCAAAGGAGCCGTTGCGTCCAAAGACATGCGCGAAGCTGCCAATCTGATCGCATCCCTCACGGACGAGGAGACGGTGGAACGCTGCATGACCGAGATACGCAAGCAGCGTCAGGACGAACGCAACGGCCCAGTGTTTAGCTGGGACCAAGTTGAGAACGGCATCCGCGCCGCTTTCACCGCCGGTCTTGGGGAGCCGAGGCAATGACCGGCCCCCTCACCTTCGATTTCCCCATGATGTCGCCGCTGTCCCAGCGTCCGCCGTTCGCGGTGCCGGCCGGCGAATATCTGCTCGAGCTGGATGAGGAGCTTGCCGTTCGCGCCCGCTCCTACCCGGTGTTTATCGAGCAACGGCGGATGACCGGCCGCGAAGCCGAGCGCCACGTGCTGCTGTTGCAGGCGATCCGCGCCGACATCGCCGGCGCGGCGCCGCCCGGCGGTCACCCCCTCCCCTTCGAGGCCAAGGTGCGGGAGCTGCGCCGCGAACTCGCCATCCGCCGCAACGCCTGGCCGGGGCAGGTGGAGGCGCGCCGCATGGACGGCACGCAGGCGGCGCGCAGGATGGAGCGGCTTGAAGCCGTGCACTGGCGCTACTGGATCGACATGTTCACCGCGGACGACGTGTTCAACGGCGTCACGGATCGCGAGGAGCGCACCGCCATGATCCGGGCTTGGATGTGGGCACGCGAGGATTGGCAGCGCCGGGCCGCCGATGCGGGAGATCGCGCCGCCCGCCTCGAATGGTCCACCGCCGCCCAACAAGCCGCCGAAGCAGAGGCGTTTGCAAAGGATCCAACGGCCCGCGCCTACAATCAATATCTCGATGCCCTCTACCTCGCCGCCGCCCGCCGCTTCGGCTTTGCCCCCCAGGAAGGAATTGCAGCGTGAAGCCTGCCTTGTTTTACACCATCAAACGCGACTTCGGCATGTACGAAGTCATGGCCGTCACGTCGGAGAAGGCCGGGCGCCGCGGGCGCTACTACGGTCGCGACCGGCACGGCAACGCCACCCACTGCTTGCCAGGGGAGACGTTCGGCCGCTTTGGAAGCGAGGAGGAGGCGGCGGCGTTTGTTGGCGCCATCAAGCGCATCAAGGCGGACTTCGCATCCTCGATCGAGCAAGCGGAACGTAACCTCGCCAAGCTGCGGAATGAATGCGAGAACGCCATCAAGGAAGCGATCGAGAACGCGATGCGCGCCGCCGCCGACGCGGTGCCCGCATGAGCCGCGTCAGCGAAGCGCAGGCGGCGGAGAACCGCCGCGCGGTGGAACGGGCGAAGGCGGTGCTGAAGCCGGGTGACCGCATCCGCGTCACCCGCTGCCTCGGCTTGAAGCGGACCTTCACTTTCGATGGCTGGGATGGACAATGGGCGGTCAGTCGCTCCGGTATTAGCGACTTGCACCCTGCGTCGATCGACCGCCTGAACGGCGTCCCCACCACCTTCCGCGACCCGCTCTAGATCGCCGTTCGGGGCATTCAGCCCCAACCGGGCGGCGGGGTTCAGGCATTGTCCCCGCCGCCTGCATCGCACACAGGAGAAAACCCCCAATGTCAGCAGACGCGCAGATGCAAAAGGTAGGCGAGCTTGACGGCCGCACCATCTGGTGGGCGGAGCCCGGCCGCTTCGCTCAGCCCGGCCTTTATTGGTCAACCGAACAATTCACCAATGTGCCGGTAGAGCTGCCGCCCGCCTTCCTTCCGCCGCGCGATGCCGCGAAAGACGGCGCCTTTTGCGCAGACCTCGCCGGCTTGATCAACAAGCACAGCATGGAGAACGGCTCCAACACGCCCGATTTCATGCTTGCCGCCTTCCTCACTCAATGCCTCGCTGCCTTCGATCAGGCGGTGGACTGGCGCCAGCGGGGGCGTACCGACGAGACCGTAAGAGACCTCGACCACTAAGGCCTTGACCCTGCCATAGTTCCGGTTTACGGAACTATGGCAGCAAGGATGAACCCCCGAATGTCCACCGCGCCTTTGCCCGAAAACAACCTCGCGATGCGCTCCGCGCTGGTGAAGCGGGCGATGCACCTGGTCGGTGCCCAGGTCTATGCCGAGCGCATGGGCGTCTCCGATCGCACCGCCCGCTATTGGGCAACGGAGGGCGGCGACCGCAACCGCCCGGTCACCGATCGCATCCTGCGCGATACGCTGAAACTGCTCGTCGAACACCGCCAACACGTCGGGCGCCTGGGCCAAGGCATCCGCGCCGCGCTTGGCGAACAGGGAGAGAGGGAATGACCGATCGCACCCGCCAACTGCTCGATCGCCATGGCCCCGCTGTCGTGCCGCTCGATACGCTGCTGCGGCGGCTCCACCGGGAGGGGAGGTCAAGCGACGCGCTAATCGCCATCTGTGAAGCGCTAGAGCAAGCGCAGCGGTCCCCCCTCCCCCAAAGTACCACTTTGGGGGACGACGTCGATGGCTAAGCTCGATCTCCCGCCCGGCATGACGCCCAAGAACACCGCCGGCGGCGTCCGCTATTATTGGCAACCGACGCCCAAGCAGCGCAAGGCGGGGTGGAAGGGCAAGGCGCTCGGCGCCGATCCCGTTGCCGCGATCGCCCTCGCCGCCGCGCAGAATGCCGAAATCGAGACATGGCTGCGCGGCGGCGCCAAGCCGCGCGAAGTGAAAAAGATATTGCGCGGCGGCACGCTCGGCGCCCTGATCGAGCGGTACCGGGCCAAGGGCTATCCAAGCGTCAAGCGTCCCGGCACCAGCATCGAAGCCTCCACCCAGCGCGAATATGAAACCAAGTTCAAGACGCTGGAGAAATGGGGCGGCGACGCGCCGCTCAGCGCCATCACGCCCCAGCGGGTGGCGGTGCTTCGCGACGCGCTGATGAAGCCCGCGAAAAGCGGCCGCTGGAAGGGGCAAGTGCGCCACACCACCGCCCATGCCACCTTGCGCGTCGCCCGAACCTTGTTCAGCTTCGCCGAAGGCGAGGGCCTGATCGCCCGGGGCAGCAATCCCTTCGACGATTTCAAGCTCGCCGCGCCGGCGCCGCGCGACCAGATATGGAGCCCGGACGCCCGCGAATGGCTTCTCGCCACCGCAGACGGCCAGCCCTCGCTGCAGCTCGCCGTCGACCTCGCTTTCCAGATCGGGCAGCGCGAAGCCGATCTGCTCAAGCTGATGCAGACCCAATGGGTCGAAATCCCCCGCCACAAGATGGACGCCGACGTGTTCGAGGCTCTGTCCGCGGTGCCGGTGCCGGCCTTGGCGGGGCGGGCCGGCTATGTGCCCCACGACGTCCGCGGCATCCGGCTTCGCCAGAACAAGGGCAAGCGGTGGGTGGAGGTGCCGGTCGTCGGGCTGACGCGCGCCCGTATCGAGGCGGAAATCGCCCGCGCGCGCGGCTTCGGCCTCGCCACCTTGTTGTTCGATGAAGAACATGAAATCCGCCCCTGGTCCTTTCCCAACATCCGGGCGGGGCAAACCCGCTTCATCCGCCGCTTCGCGGATCTTCGCGCCGCGGCGATCGCGCGCGCCGAAAAGGCCGGTGCAAGCGAGGCGGCGGTGGAAATGGCCGGGCTTCAATATCGCGACTTCCGCCGCACCGCCGTGGTTCACCAGGGCGAGCTTGCCCTTCCCGATCATCTGATCGCGGCGATCACCGGCCATAATCTCGACGAAACCAAGCGCATCCTCGACACCTACATGCCCCGCACCACCGGCATGGCGGCGCGCGCGATCGCGATGAGCCATGCCAGAGGATCGTCGCAAAGTGGTACTTTGCGCCGGGAAGGAGAAAGAAGTTGAGCCACGAAACGCTGCCCGATGCCGTGCTTGCCGCGTTAACCGAAAGTCTGGTGATGGAGAGCCAAAGCGGGAACTACGTCGATCTGGATGAAGCGCCGGAGGATGTTGTTCTTGATGGCCGCTTCGATCTTCGAAAGCTAGCGAAGGCGGCGGAGGAGGCAGCGGAGCGGGTGGTGTTGCTCCGGATGCGGAGCTTCATCGCTACGCACGGCGTCAAGGAAGCGGACACATACTGCATGCAGCGCCTCCACGACATGGCGATGGATGCGCGCCACCGTGCGGAGAGGGAGAAGGGGTGACGCGCTATTTTTTCATAACCGGGCCCGTTGAGGGGTTTCTCGACCGGCAGCAGCGGATGAAGGTGACGATTGCCGACAGGGTGCGCAGGGACGGTGCCGACCCGGCCGCGACGATATGGCACTGCACACTGGTCGACGATCGCCACATCGTCATCCGCGCCGAATGGCAGCGGGCTGACAGGAGGCAGGCAGGGTGAAGGCGCTTGGCGAGATACAGGGGCACGGTGCGGAGCGCCATGGACTTGGGAGAGCGCGATGACCGAGCGAAAACACGAAATGGACAGCAACTGGGTCGATCCGGATGACGCGTCCGAGTGGCCGGAGAAAGCTTGGGGTCGCGCGGAGTTTTCACTTGCCGGCGAGGTCGTCCGCCAGGCGACCGGCACGCTCACCAAACGTGGCCGCCCCACCGTTGGCGATGCGCCGAAGCAGCAGGTAACCTTGCGCCTCCCGCCCGAAGTCATCGCGCATTTTCGCGCCGGCGGTGCCGGGTGGCAGACGCGGATCGGCGAGGTGCTTCAGCGCTACATAGCCACCGTACCGAAGGCGCGCTAATCTGCGCCCGGCGCGCGGAACGGTGAAGCCAGCCAAATCCGGTTCATTCACCACATCGGGAAGCACAAGGCGGCAAAGTGAAGGAGCTTGGCGAGATACAGGCGCGCGGTGCGGCGAACCTTGCGCGGGCGCGGGAACAGGGGCTGGCGAGCGCCCTGCGCTATCTCGGCCGAATGGCGGTGGGCGAGACGCTGATCGTGTCGCGGCACGAGCGCGAGGAATTTGAGGAAGCCGCCAGCCGGCTCGCCGCCACCGGCGCCGCCTTCACCTTCGCGCCCTACGACAACGGCCTTCCCGATCCGTCCTGGATCGTCACCAGCACCGCCGCCGGCGGCGAATCGGCGGCAGAGAAAAAGGAGGGTTGA